CTTCATCTTCAAGATTTCGCCCTGGATAGTCTGTGCAGTGTTGCGTTCGCCGCTCTCGTAGGACTTCACCTGTTCCTGCAGCTGCATGATTTCCTGGTTCTTCTTGTCCAGGGCCTCCTTCATCTGCTCGACAGTCTCCATGGCCTCCTGTTCCATCTGTGTAGGCTGCGGCCTGCTGTGGAGCACCGCGTAGACCTGTCTCAGGATTGCGTTGTCGGAATTCGCGAGCAGCATGCCGTCCATTACGGCCTGCAGCTTCACTGGGTCCTGCTGTACTGTCGGGAGCATTCCGCTTAGCATCTGCATTGCAATCTGGCGTTCCATCTGGCTTTCTGGGCCCTCGATGATGTCAACGCTCACGCCCTGGACGCCAAGCATTCCAAGGACGGCTTCCGCGACCGCCTTGTACGTGACGCGCATGGCCTCGTAGAAATGGCGGATATTCGTGGATTCCGTCTGCTTGTCCAGCATGGCCTGTGTAGCCGTGATTTCAAGGTTGCCGTCGGCCATGCCCTTAGAATCCACGCCAGTGATGGAATGCATGAATTCAAGGTTGGACGAAATGATTCCAGTTATGTCCCCGTACTGCACGGTGTTCTGGATATACTGAGGCGGCTTGAGCTCCGTCTTGCCGTCATCCGCCAAACGGTTGTAAAGCATCAGCGGGTTCCTGGTCTTGCCGTAGTTGCGGTAGCCGCTTTCAAGACCTTCGACCGCATCCACATCCGTCAGGATAACTGGCTTCGGACAAACCGCAAGTCTTTCGCCGAGCTGCGTGTAGGCCATGTTGATGAGCTTCTGCACTGGCGCGGCCTTCCTCACGATGCCCCTGTAGATAACCTTGTCGTTAATCCAGATTTTCTCTCCGTACACTGGGAACAAAGGTATTCTGTCTATATCGATTACGGAAGGCTCTGAAATCTCCCTGTCGCCAAGGAGACGGTATACGGTGCACGCACCGTCCTCCCTCACGTAGTACGTCACGAGCGGAAGTGATTCCCCCATGCCGTGGCATGTGACTAGCGGGTCGGCCTCGACATCGATTTCTGGGTAGTTGTGGCTTACCCACGTACGGCTTTTCAGTTCGACGATGGCGCCCTCGTAGGCGTCGCTTCCGTCACCAGCTGTCGAGTCTGGGTCCAGGTAGACCTTCGTGATGTCCTCGGGCGCATAGATGCACGGCACGATTTCTCCTTCCACCTCTTCGGTGCTCAGGGCGAACACGCCTAGACCGTATGCGACCACGCTTTCGAGTACGTCAACTGCGGCCTTTGAGTTGTCCCTTGTCGCAAGGAACGAATCGGAAAGCTGGTCCACTTCCGAGTCTCCAGTGTACCACTGGAAAGGCGCCTTCATGTACTGGTTTCTGATTGCGTTAACGCTGACGCTTGTCACGTCAACGGTACGCGGATACCTGTCGGCTCCGAGCTGGGCCTTGTCTTCTTCTTCCCACTGTTGGCCAGAAAGGAATGCACGGTCTTCGCGGATATGCGACACCTGGGTATCCCTTGCCTGTGCACAGCGGCTCTCGAACTGGTTCCAGCGGTCGATGATTTCAAGTTCTGTCATTCTAAACCTCGCCTAAAAAATATGCCTACTCGGACGCCTTCTTCGACTTCTCGTATGCGTCGTCGAACGCTTCCTGCTGCTTCTTGGAAAGCGACTTGTACCACTTGGCTTGCTTGTAGTCGTTGCTAATGATATTTGCACGGCCACCAGAAATCGGTCCGAACGGGTTCACCTTTATGATAGGCTCTACACGTCCACCAATGTCTCCTAGGAGTTGACCAACCCTAAGGCCTCTATTGTATGCTGGGCCCATGCCTTCAACTTCGGCAGCCTTCATCGGGAACAGGCGTCTGATGTTTTCCCAGTATTCTGGGTCAACCTGTCTGAGATAGTCACCAGTCTTTCCCTTGGTTACTAGATAATCGAACTCGCCAGGACGTTCAACCTCTCCAGGAATCCTTACGAATTTCGTCTTTGACAGGTCGTCGTATGCCTTCAATATCTTTTCAGCATCTTTTGCAGTAGCCTCGGAAGACTTGTATACACCAGGCAACTGCAATGCACTCATTCTTTCGTTAACAAGCTTTTCTACATTGCCCTTCTTTATTTCTGATGGGGACATGCCGACAAGTGTTCCGTCACCGAACAGACCCTCGATTACCTGACTTTCACTATCGGCATTCTTTATCGCACGCTTTGTCGTGGCAATCTTGTTAACATTCTCGGCATACTTCTTCGCACGTTCTACGTTGTTGAAAAGAAGCTCTTCGAGCATGTTTCGTTCCTGTTCGACTGGATTTCCCCTCCTTGTAGCAGCACTTATTCCGCGTGAGAACCTTGTAAAGGCATTTCCAGGAATTTGCTGTGTCAATGCAGAAAAACTTCCAATCATACCTGGACGTGTAGCGCCCAAAGTAGATGCGAGCAATGCAGCCCCGTAGTCTGCTTCCAGCTCTGGGTCAATCTTTTCCTTGATTGCCTGCCTTCCAGATTCAAGACCACCCTGTGATGCAGCACCTAGAACACCTTGTGCAAAAGGAGATGCCAATGCCTTTGCCCTTGTTCCCTTGGTAAGGGCTCCAAGTGCCCCGATATCAGGGGCTATTCCAATTAGAACATCAGCTCCACGGTCAAGCCACTTTGCCTTATCAATCTGGTCTTGTGTGCCTTCGCCTGTTACAATTTGCCTGCGTATTTCCTCCATCATGGACGGATAGAAAAGTTCTCTTAGAAATGCTTCGGCACCACTGTTCTCCCTGTTGAACTCTTCGAGCATCTTGCCACGGTCATGCGCCTGCTGGACATCGCTCACGTCACGCAGGAAGTCCATCTTGCCCTTCTTGCTCTTCGTGTCATAGCCGAGCTCTTCGCCTTTCGCAAAGAGGTCCTCGGAACCCATGCTGTACCAGTCGCGGCCTTCGTCGGCAAGGCCTAGCACGAGCGGGCCCAGCTTCGCGAAGTCGTCCATCTTCTTCCTTACGAGCGGGTTGAAGGAGTTCCTGTACGCCTCGTTGCCGCCACCGAGAAGATAGTTGTCGGCGTCTTCCGCCTTCCATTTGCTGAGTACGTCCTTCTCGGTATCCTTCAAAGCATCATACTTGAATTCCTCGTCGAACCTGTCAACGGCCTTGCGGAACAGTTCCTTTTCGACGGCGTCTATAAACGTCTGGCTCTTCCCTTCGAAATTCCTCTTGCTCATGCGGTCCTTTACCGCTTCACGTGCAATGCGGAGCTTCTCCTTGTGCCAATCACTTTCGGACCATGTTCTAGCCATAGTTATTTCCTCAACTTGTAGTTCTTTCCGTTGACGACGGCCACGTAGCTTCCGTCAGCTTTTACTTGTACCTTTGCAGGAACAGGCTGTCCGTCGATTTCAATATTAACGGTATCGCCGTCCCCTACATACCTAAGGTCAATCTTGTCAACCTCGGCCTGCACCTTGGAGTCATATTCTGCCTGCTTTTTGGCAGCGTTGCCCGTGGTAGTCTGGCCATAGATTTCGTCAAGCAGTTGGACACCTTCGTCACCGAGAGACTTGGCCATGCCGTATGCCTTCTGCCTGTTTTCCTCGCTGTCCCACTGTCCCTTTGAGTTCCTGTGCTGCCTGATGAAGTCCTTCGTGTCGAACATGGTCACTGTCTTGCCGTCGGCGAACTCGCTCGGGGACTTCTCGGGAAGGCCAGCCTTCCTCGCCTTCTCGTTGTACTCGGCCAGTGCGTCTTCATAGATTTGCTTTGCCACCGCCGTTTCCTTGTCTCCGCGTGCATAGGAAAGGTCACGCAGGGCATTGTTCAGCTTTGTGTTCGCCTGTCTCAGAGTAGCCTCGGAATCGGCTTCCCTGGCCTTGTTCTGGGTTTCCCTTGCCTCGACACGGGAACGCCATACGTTGTACTGGGAAGAATCGCCCACACCAGCACGGTTGGCCGCGATGTTGCGTTCGAGTTCCTCGGTAGAAGTTTCCTGTTCCTGCTGCAGTGAAAGGTATTCCTGTTTGAGCTCCTCGATTCTCTGCTCGTTCGCTTCCAGCCTGTCCATAAGCGAACGCATTGTCTGCTCGCCCTGCATCATTGCAATCTCTGGCTGCGTCATCGGGTTAGAATCGGGATTTACGTTCCTTCCGCCAATTGTAGGCTGATAGCCGCCCATGTCTGGCAAGGGACGGTATCCCTGCATGTTCGCCGCCTGTGAGGCGATATATGCGGCCCTTGCCTGTGCGGTGCCGTCCTGGGGTTGGGCATATGGACGCTGGGGTTCCCTTGTCATTCCACGCCAATTGAATTGAAATCCGTTGTCAATCATCTGAAACCTCTTTTGCTTTAAAAATACGCCGAGAGCGGCACCTGGGGCAACTTGCCCGCACTACCCTCGCCAGCTGGTAAACGAACTTCGCCACTGGTTCCTTGGCGAACGCAGGGACGCACGGGACTACATCTGGATAGTCCCTTACAACCATTTCAACGGCCCTGTCCCCAAAGTGCACCTTGCCGTCGGCATCTGCATACACGGGCACCGAAGATTCCCCTTCAATGGGAACGCACTGTACCCCATGTTCGGTCAACCATGAGGCCATCAGCTTGCATACGTCGCACCTGTCGTCATACTTCAACACTGGCATACTAATATCCTGGCAGGTAATGGTCCCTTGCCCACTGTCCAAACACCTTGCTCTTGCGTACAAGATTACGGCCAATGCTCTGCCCGTTTGTGCCTATGAGCTTCTTCAACTCGACTGCGGCCTGGTTTGGAGTTGCACCGCCACGGTATGAATACCACTTGGAACCCCTGCCGAACCTAATCTGAATCTTGTTGTCAGGCGTAATCCTGATGCCAGAAACGGCAGAAGAAGACGGCGTGAAGTTGCGTCTTGGCCTGTCGTCGTCCCACCAGGAAAGAAGGCTTTCCTCGTATTCCTTGCCGCGTTGCAGCGCCTTCCTCTTCTCGTCAGGGGTCATGCCTGGACGGACATATCTCGTCAAGGCCTTCATGTGCTCTTCTGGCGTCTGCCTAAGGATTGCCTCGTTGGCGACATTCTGCAAGAGCATGCGGTTTTCCTGCGGGGCGCCAGGAATGTAGTTCATGTCGTAGTTGAAGTTGTGGCCTATGCTGGTCGCCTTGTCGCTCACGTCGGCACCAGAAGCACCAGAACCGCCAAGGCCAGAAAGGATGGCCATGGCGCCAGCATTGCCCGCAGCAGCCGCGCCCGAGCCGAACAGGGCGAGCATGGCCCGCATCCATTCGTCGAATCCTGGTTTCTTTGCCATGGAAAGTTACCTCCAATTGAAAGCAAATCCACCTTCGGAATTCATCTGCTGGCGAATCTGCTGGTTCTCCGCCTGGAGCTGCTTGATTTCGACAAGGATTTCCTGCATGCGCTTCTCGCGTGGCTCCCTGCCAGTATTGTAGTCGTCGATGAGGCCCTTCATCTCCTGGTCAGCCCTGTACTTGCGGTAGTTCTTGATGAACGTGCCGATGCCCTGGCCTGCCTTGGAGAACATCTCGCGGTTACCCTGCATCGCCGAGGTCACGTCAAGGTTTCGTGCTTGCGGGCCCTGCCAATTAATGTTCAATGCCATGTGTCACCCCCGTTAGAAAATTGCACCGAGTACATCGCCAGCGAAACCGAGCAGTGCAGCGTTGCCGCTCTGGCGCTGCAACTCCGCATTCGCCTTGGCCTGCGTGAGGTCGCTCATAGTGGACAAGTTGGCGTTCCTTGCACTGATTGTGTTGCCCAGTACATCGCCCCTGCCCTGCATCAAGGCGTCCCTGTCGCGGCCATATGCGTCAACTGCGGACTGGTATTGACGCTGCTGGGCGTCCCAGTTCTTCCACATTGTATCGTTGTTGGCCTGCCATTCGGCCATCTGCTGCTGCCTGTCACGGAGCAATTTATCATAGGCCTTTTCCCATTCCTCGCTGGCCAATGCCTGCTGCTTGGCTCCCATCGCATTCGCGAACTCGGAAGACATCATGTCGCCATAGCTTCCACGGAGCGCGTCCATTGCCTGCTGGGCACGCTGGTTCGCGAACTTGTCGTAGAAGTCGTTGATGTTGCCGTTGTAGTTGAAAGTGTCCGCCTGGTAGACATCGCTGTTCAGCAGCCTGTCGAGCGCATCGTTGTACTTGCCCGCATTGGCCCCGTACACGCCTTCCAGCATGTTGCCGTAGCGTGAAAGGTCGCCCATGTTCTGGCCATATACGTTCCCAGCCTCGTCCATGAGAGAGTCATAGGAAGCAACGGCTGCATCCACCTGCTTCGAGTTGCCAAGGCCCAGCAAGTCGCCCAGGAAGTTTCCAGCAGCAATCGGGTTAAGGCCCAGACCAGCAGTCACTGCGTCAAAGGTATCCATGTCGCCCGCAAGGTTTACCGCATCCCTGTAAGTACCCATTTAATTATCCTCCTTCTCGGTATCGCCCTCTTCCATGTCGATGGCGTCAAGATAGTCCCCAAGCAGCTCGTTGAACGTCTTCATGCGCTTCACCAGCTCCCTGAACTTTTCATCGTCTTTATTGTCCCGTTTCACGTGGAACCTCCAATAACTAAAATAATCTTTGTGCGTCGGAAGCCTTGCCGAAAGCAAGAATCCTGACAAGGCAGGCAGCCCCGACAGTTATCGAGGTGTCCGTAAGTTTTACTACGCGGGTCTCGCTCCCGCCCGTACCGTAAGCTATCTCGGCCATGACGGTCATGCCGAACCTGAAAGGCAACGGGTATGTCCCAGCGCTCCCGAAAGTGCCAGTTAGGCAAAGGAACATCGGGGTCTTCACCACGTGCCACTCGCGGGAATCGTATTCGTCCCACGTTCCAGCCATGAGACCAGCAATGGCCTCATGAGAAGAACCACGGTTTATGATTGCCGAATAAATCATATCATGCACCCCGTGCCTACTGCCCTTATGCTGGCAGCGCTAAGAACAAGGTCGGTAGGATACGAATAAGTTAACCTGAGTACGCACAGACGATTGCGTCCGCCCAGGTGGAAACGCACACGGTGGCTGTACTCGCCCGCGAGACCGCAGGAAACACTGTGCTTGTTGCCGAAAGTCTCGCCACCGTCCTTTGAAATTTCCAGGGTAAGCTCTGGCTTTATCTCGTAGCTTTCCCATGTACCCACGTTGAGTTCCACGGACAGCTCCTGCAAGATAAACGGTTTCAGTTCGTCAACTATTACTGAACCCTGGCGGTGCCTAATCATGGGCCAGCCCTGGCCTTCCACGTTGTCCTCCATCCAGTAGTCGTCGCCGTGGATATAGACTCCCGAGTCACCGCAGAATGCGTAGAACTTCTCCTTCCACCATGCGATGCCCTGGACACGCCACTGCATCTCCGTGCCGTTGTCGCGGTCCCTGGACTGTCTCTGGTGCCAGCTCTTGCTGAACATGTCGTAGCACCAGGTCTCGTGAATTCCTGGAAGCTGCAAGACATAGAACTGGTGTTCGCCGACAGAATAGCAGAATCCGTATGCGTTCTGCGAGCCAGTCTCCAACAACTTCTTGTCAAGGAAATCTGGGCTTATCTTCTCGTAGTTCGAACCGTTGGCCATCATTACGCCCTTCGCGAAACTCGTGCCAGCTCCGACATAGAACAAGGTAGTCTTGTTTACTGCGACGCTGAAAGGCGCCTCGATACCGTTGGAAAGGTTTGCAGTATAACTTGTACGCAACCACTGTTCATACTCGCCAGAACCACGCTGCCATACTTCCACTGTGCCGCTTCCGAACACGTACAACATATCACCGACAGCCGCCAGTGCGTCAATGTTGTCTGCAGCGGAATAGCTTGAATGGTACTGCGGGACCTGGTAAGAATCCAGGAACACTATCTTCTCGCTAGGCAGTTCCACCATCTTCACGGTGACACCGTCCGAGTCATACTGCACCTCGCCTCCGCTCATGTCGAAGACCTTGCGGGTCGGGGTATTCAGCGGGAACCTAATGGAGAAATAGAAATAGTTTGTACCAACGTCGTTGATTACGATTGACCCGTCAACGCACTGCACGTAACTTGGAGTGACCTGGCCGTCACCTACGGCCCTGGGCGGCATCTGAATCTGCATCCAGTAGGCCTCGGTCAGGTTCCATGCGAACAGGTTCTGTCCGTCAGCAATCAACAGGAAAGGCCTGAGGCCTCCGCTTTCCGCAAAGGAGACCCTGGCGTTGTTCACGCTGACGTTTCCTATGACAGACATCTGGCCGTCCTGCTTGAAACGGAGTACCCTTCCGTTTACCACGGCGAACATCTCGGCTGCACCGCCTATCGCGGTCTCGCCAACGGAAGAAACATAGACTCCCTGGACACGTCCTCGTATACCAGTGCTCCTGTACAGTTTCAGTCCTGGAAGAGAAGCCATGTATGCCTGTCCGCCGTTCTCCTCCTGGAACATGTTGCTGGACCAAGATGAACCCTGGATTGCAGGGAACTTTCCCTTGTTCGTGGCGCCTATCAGGTCATTGTAGATTTTAAGGCCCATGTCACCTCCTAGAACGTCGCGTCGGGAGAAAGTGCAGCGGCATACATGTCACGGTAGTCGCCGAACTTCGCACCGTTCCTCTGCAGCATCCTTGCCGTCACGTTCCCGCGCTTGATTGCAGCCTTGGCCTTCTCGAATTCAGTCTCGAAAATAGGCTTGTAGTCGGTAAGCTTGTAGTAGATGCAAAGGTTGTAGCAAAGGCCCTGCAAAAGCATGTTGTTGTAAAGGTCGCTAAGGTAAATCGTGTCCTGCAAAGTGTATTTCGGTAGCGGCCTGTTGTAGAAAATGCGGATTGTTCCAGAAGCACGACCGTCAAGTTCAAGCTTTCCAACCAGACGCTGCCTGGTTACGCCCTCAATCTCGTAATCCTCCAATTCGCGGGAATACGTCCAGGTATGCGGGATGCCGATGCAGTTGGTCATGGAAATCGCCATTGGGTCGCCTGGTTGCAACGGGATGAACCTGTTGCCGAAAGAACGGGCTACGTCGTTTATTGTCTCTGGCGGATACATGTCTATCGCGTTCCTTTCCTCGTCACCGCCCTGCACAAACCACGTGAGGCGCCTGCAAGGAACGTCAATGGTGGCGTTCTGCATTACGATGTAGTTCTTCGAGTTCAGGTCGGAAATCATGTTGTTAAGCAGGGTACAGGCCACGACGGACATGTTGTTGTCACCCGATGTATTGCCCACGGACTCGCCCGCTTCCACCAGGGAGCACATTTCGCATGCAAGTTGCGTCAATTGGTTTACAGAAATCATAGTCTATTTCCTCTTTCGCTTTAAAAAATATGCTGTACCGAAAGCCAACGAAAAGGCCCCCATGGAATTCACGGGGGCCTTTGGAGAGAGCCTTATGGCTAATTGTTAAGCCTTCTTGAAGTACACAACGACAGAGTCGCGTGCAATCGGAAGAGCGGCTGCATAAGGTGCGTCGATTCTCACCATTTCGTTCAGGCATTCGCCATTACCGAAACGGGCCATCTTCACAGTGACACCGCCGACGGTCTTAACGGAGTTCTCGGAACCAGGAAGGTCCTTGAACTTATAAGAGTCGAACACGACTGCATTTTCAGTTCTGACCTGACCGATGGAGTACTTCGTGGAAGCTTCCAGAATCGGGGTCAGACGGAAGCTAGCCACGCCACCAACAACCCATGCGTTCGGGTTGGATTCACCCTTCGGCACATAGAGGTTGCCATCAGCGTCTTCCTTCTGGATGGCGATACGGAGCTGAGGAATCTTGGCCTTGCCGCCCTTGGCCTTGGTCTGTGCAATCACGACCCAGTCCTGGTCAGTGGCGAGACCAGCACGGTCAACAATCTTGACGTTGCCGAGAGAACCACCGTCGGAATCGAGAGCTTCAACAGTGTAGGCAAGACCCTTTACGATGCCAGCACCGCTGATTTCGGTAATCGGCTCGAAGTAGTCGCCAGAGTCATCAGCCGTAGCGGTGATGGTAGCGGCCATGCCGTCAGATGTCGGCGTGGTGATTTCGGGGAGTTCCTTCAACTCGACCTGGGAAGCGCCAGCGTATTCGCCCAAGTAGTTCTTTCCGTACAAATCTTGCTGCGTTTGGGCAGTCACGAAGGTGCTGAGGCCAGATGCCGCAATTTTGCCTTGGATGGTCGGCTTCATGAACGATACGATGTTGCCAGTGACGGAAATTTCATCGAGGGCAGCGGAAGCATCAGACAGCGTAGCGAAGCTCGGAGTGCCAACGACAGCCTGGGCAGCGGTGAACACGGTAGCGTCCACGATGTCCTTCTGGATGTTGGCGGCGAGAGACTGGCCGTTCGGCACAGCAATTTCGCTATCGAAGTCACCGATGTTCCAATCCTTGTCCCATGGACCGAGTTCGAAAGCCATGTGCTGGTTCTCGGTATGGACAGGAGTCTCGATTTCCTTCAAGGTTTCGGGTTCAGCGCACACACCCTTGCGAACGGTGGCGAGCGGGGAGATGTAAAGGTTATAAGTCGTACCGAACTTTTTGCCCTTCAACTGTTCCTGGGTAAGACCCGAGCGGGACTTGACGAGGTACGGCATGTTGTCTGCAACTACGGCAGCAATGTGTTCAACGTGCTTTGCGTTAACAAAGCCATTAGTAACTTCTGGCATAATTATTCTCCTGAATAATTGAAAATGAAAATGTTTGGAATTCGCAGCGGGAACCTTTCCCGTGCTCAAAGTAGACTTACTGCCCCGAGTGACTGGCCCTTGGCGTCTATGCCTACTGTGCGTCCAGCAGGAGAATAAAATTCGCAAGATACGGTATGCGTGCCGTTTCACGGGAGGGGGCAGGATAGTCGGCCTGCTCGCCCTTCAAACACAATAATATGCCGTTTAATTTTCAATATTGGTCAAAAAGCATATTATTTCTTCAGACGGAGAGACATATATGACGAAAAAATCGCAATCGAAGAAAGAAATGGCTGGCATCGCAGTGTTGCCACCCGAGAGTACAGTTGAAATAAAGTACAACACCGACATTCTTCTTGAAAAGATTCTGGAAGCCTGCGTAGATATCAAGAAAAGCGTTGACGAGCTTGGCAAAAGATTCGGAGGGGGATACTAACATGCCTAGGCAGAAAGGACACATACTGAACGAGAAGGAACGGGCTCAGCTAGAGGAAGCGCGTTCCCATACCCCGCCAGACTGGAATGCTGGCACGAAGGGCCAATGGAAGGACAAGGAGAAGGCCAGGGCCGCTGGAATCAAGAGCGGAATCGTCAACCGCATGCGCAGGGAAATGCGTGCCAAGATGCTGCAGGCCGCCATTGACAACGGCATCGAGAAGCTGTTCGGCGACAGCCTCAAAGGGCTCGACCTTGAAGGCATGAAGGTTGTCAGCGAGGCCATGCATCTCGTGGGAATCGACTACGCGGCTTCAGAAGAGGCCGTCCAGAAAATCAAGGCCGACATCAAGTCAGACAACAAGCTTAACGGTAACGTCAATATCAACATAAAAGGCCTGGATATTGAGTAGGGAAATCGACATAGACCTTAGCGGCCTACTTCCCCACCAACGTAAACTGATACTGAGCAAGGCGAGGAAGAGCTGCCTCATCTGTGGACGTGGCGCTGGCAAGAGCTACGTGTGTGCGGCCCTTGCCCTTCTTTACCTTCTCAGGGGACGCAATGTCCTCATAGGCGGTACAACGCACGACCAGCTGCACGAGACGCTGTTCGCAGAAATCAAGAACATAGCCATGGAGTGGGGCATCTATGACCTCATCACATGGCGTGAAAGTCCAATGTCCCTTGAACTGGGTCAGGCCCATGTCTGGTTCGGTTTCTACCAGGCCGTAGAATCAGTCCGTGGTTATTCCAGGGTTGGCCTTATTATCCTTGACGAGCAGTTCCTTGCACCAGCAAGCATCCTTGCGACATGGGGACCGTGTATGCGTAATGCGGGCTGCAAGACTAGGATTGTAGGCGCCACCACACCAAGACAGGGTTCGCTGTGGAACATCACCATGAGCGACCCGAAGTGCGACTGGGAAATCATCTCGGCAAAGTCCACGGACAATATCCACATCACCGAAGAGGAAATGGAGCTCATCCTTTCCGAAATCAAGACGGAAGAGATGTACAATCAGGAAATCCTGGGCATCATCAGCACAGACCTTGGCAACGCCGCAATCATCAAGCTTGCCGAGTTCCCGAAGGAGCCCCCTGGCATCATATCGAACGACACCCGTGTCATCGCTGGCTTCGACGCTGGCGAGGGCGTGGAACGCGACAGCTCGGCATTCTTCAAGAGACGCGGCAACGAGGTGCTGGAAATGTGGAAACTGAACGGCATCGACCACGAACAGTGCGTACAGCGGATACGCGAGTCGAACAGAAGGATTCCTATAGACAGGCTTTACATGGACGCAGCATTCTCCGACTACGAATACCATACACTCAAATACGAAATAAACTGCGAGCAGATTCATTTTGCCCAGGCCGCCCCAGAGGAGTTCAGGAAGGACTACGCCAACATGCGTGCCTACATATGGTTCGGCCTTGCTGACGGGGTACGCCACGGACTCTACGTGGACGGATTCGAATTGGCACCAGAGCTCAAAAGGCAGATGTGCGCCACCACGTGGCTCAGGGACAACTCTGGGCGCCTGCTTCTCGTGAAGAAGGAAGACCTCAGGGCCGCACTGAAAATGTCGCCAGACATAGGCGACGCCGCAGCCCTCACGTACGTTGACAGGTTCGTCGGCGACGACCCGAAGATTGAAAAGGTGGTCAAGGCCCGCATGGCAGACAAGCGTGCGAAGGCCCTGAAAATCATGGGACATTGACAAAGTTATAAACCATAAATGTATTTTAGTTACGGAGAGATTTTTTTAATGGCTATGAAGGCATTCAAAGTACAGACAGAATGGGCCACCGCACTCAGGGACGCCCTGGTACTTCGCAGGCAGGGCCAGCTAGACGCCGAAATGGACGCACAGCTTGGCACCATGTACACAAACGTCACGCGGTGGGCCATAGCCACCATGGTGACGCAGGGGAAACTAATCAAGGATACGGGCCTGGACCCCGACTTCTTCGGGGAAATGCTAGTCTGGGCCATCAGTTCCAGCGACAGGGCCGACCTAACAAAGCCACCAGAGGCAATACTTGTCTACATCAAGAACAGCGTGATGAACGCCGCGAAGGCGTACCTGCGTTCAAAGGGGCGCCTCAAACGCCAGGGCACGCTAGTTGACCTTTCAGAAATCACCCAGCAGAAATCAAACCTGTTCGGGGCAACAATCAACGACTAACACGGAGAAGAGCTCATGGGATATTTAGAGCAAATCCACCAGCGTGAAGCTGCAGAAGAAAGAACAGTTGAAACACCGAATACGACCGTCGAGGACACCACGAAGGTCGATGAACCGCCGAAGACGGAAGAGCCGCCGAAGGAAGAGCCGCCCAAGGTTGATGAACCGCCGAAAGAGGACCCGCCAAAGCAGGACGAGCCCCCCAAGGAAGAACCGCCCAAGCAGGACGACGACGGCGAGAAGAAGCCGCCCAAGGACCTGTCTGGGCTTACCAAGGAGGAAAAGGCCGCATTCGCGTTCAAGAAGCAGCTGGCCAAGAAGGAAAGCAAGTTCGAGGAGGCCCTCAAAACCCGCGACGCCGAAATCGAGAACCTCAAGAAGGCCATCGCCGAGATGAAGGCGCCCAAGGAAACCAAGAAGCGTTCAGATTTCGAATACACCGACGACTACATCGAATACCTTGCCCAGAACAAGGTGGAATCCATCATGAAGGACCGCGACGCCAAGGCAGCCGAGGAGAAGGCACAGGCCGAAAAGGACGCCCAGGAACAGCAGGAAATCCAGGAGCGCACCCAGGAGGCCATCGAGAACTTCCGCACGGCAGTCAAGGAGGCATTCACAGACGAGGCCCAGGTGAACACGTTCAAGGCAAACGTGGCCAAGGCGTACCGAAACGGACTCACCGAACTCCTTGACGCAGTGCCGCCAGCCAAGTCGTTCCTGTTGGAGAACGGCACCACAGGCGTCCGCGTTCTCGACAAGATACTCAGCGACCGCAACACGTTCGGCAGGGTATTCAAACCAAACCAGGACCCCGTGAGCATGCTCATCGAACTCCACGCCATCGCCCACGAGGTCAACCAGCCTACCCAGCAGCCAGCTGTCCAGTCCACACAGGATACCCAGGCTACCCAGGCCCCGAAGAAGACGGCCATAGGTCGCCCAGGACAGGGCCAGGGAGGCGCACCAGGGGACCTGCATGGCCGTGAACTCATCCTGCACATGAGGAAGGTCGCACAGGGCGGCAGGCGCTCCTAGTTCAACCACAGAGTTAAATAAATTAGGCTCCCGTGCGTAGGCATCGGGGGCCTTCTTTTTGTGTGAAACATTTTCACTGTTCTATAGGTCTATAGTTATATCTAGTAATATTTACATCCTTCTATTTATATAATAATACCTATTATATACTATATAACCCTTTAGTGAGTAAAAACATTGCCAACAGTAAAGTTGCGATTTTTTACGCCAGGACAAAAATGAAATTTTTACACACCGATTTTTGACCCCCAAATCGCTTCTAGCCCTTATACCATCTGGGCTAGAAGCGATTTCGCATACAAATTAACTTTGCCTTTTTTGGGCATTTTTTGGAGTTTTTCTTACACACTCGCAAAATCAAAGTTTACAAAAAAAATCAAATATAAGTTTTTTGTAAGTTAAATATAATAATCTAGTAAACTTTTGGGTCAAAAATTGAGGTCACGTTCAAATTTTATGTAAAGTTTCGTTTACATAAGCATTTTGTAAGTATTCTGTAACATTTTTGTGATAAAATTATCTTCTTCTCGTAAGCAGTTAGCCTAGGCTAACGCCTTTTTTTGCGAAATTTGGGCAGTTTACATTCGAGTTTGACATACAACGTAATAAAATAATTTGTGTAAAGTTTTGTAAACATCTGAGGGTTTTTGTAAAAAATTCATAAATCTTGTGCAAAAACAAAAAATATAAACTATATTTGAAGCATCTGCCAGTGGGCGGCATTACAGCCCAACGTTATAGATTGAGACCTTCTGTCCTTCTCGGACTATAACGCGAACACAATTCGGACAGGAGGTAAAGATGAACAAGTTCTTAAAGCAAGCGCTCGGCAAGAGCAAAGAACGTGTCCGAACGGACAACTTTTCCCACCCCCTCATCACATCGATTTTCGAACACATCGGCTTGCAAGATGGGGACAAGCATACAATCCTTACCCGTTTCAGCGATATCGTCCACGAAAACGAGGCCGACGACGGTAAGATAGCAATGGAAGGGTGGAACTGCATACACTACGGCCTCGACAAGAACGGACGCCTCGTAAACGGTGGAAAGTTCTGGACAATGAAGAGGCTCTCCGATATCGTAAATTCCCCATCTACACTACGCGAGTATGTCATTTCCAACAGCTTCTTCTCAAGCTGCAGGGAAGGACGCCCAGTGACAGTGGCTCCACGCCCAGAAGAGCTCCCTACCCTCATGTTCAGGGAAATGGCAACAAGCTATGCCCTGTCCGACGAGATGCTCAAGGAAACACAGGCATGGTATTCTGGCGTAAAGCTCAGCCCGTTTGCAGGCACAAACCTCATGAGGATTTCTGACGGAAGCGGCGAACTGAAAGTAAAACGAAACATCTGGATGAAGAATGCCAAGAAATACCTGTCCTTTATAGGGGTAGATTTCGACATCGAGGCATTCGACCGCGAGACCCACGGACAGTTTTCCAATGAATTCACGGCGACGAAAGTTGAAGGAAAGCCAACATGGGTGCAGAATGAAGTGCTTTACAATGTCAAGAACATCCGCTCCCTTGTTCAACAGGCTCT